CAACTAAAAAATATATTTAATATCAGGTATCATTAAGTATTTGATATTACTCAAATCAGCCTCGGGCAAACTACCGGACCTCTTGACAAACTAAAAATAAAATATGCTACCCTAGGTTGGACGGCTGGTAACTCGATGCAGCTTGAACAACAATTTTCAAACAGAAAAATATGCCCGGTGGTAGACCCTCTTCTTATAACAAACAAACTTGTGACGAGATTTGTAATAGATTGGCTTTAGGAGAATCCTTAAGAACTATTTGCAAATCTGAACATTTACCAAATATTAGTACAATATTAGACTGGATTTCTAAACATTCAGAGTTCTCCGAACAATACGCACGCGCTAGAGAGCAACAACAAGAGTTTTACGCGGAAGAAATCTTAGATATTGCTGACGATGGACAAAACGATTACATGGAGCGATTGAACAAGAACGGTGAAATCGAAATGGTTGTAAATCATGAAAATATACAACGCTCAAGATTAAGAGTTGATACTAGAAAATGGATTATGTCGAAACTTGCACCGAAAAAATATGGTGATAAAGTCCAGCAAGAAATCTCAGGCAAAGATGGTGGTGAATTAATTGTTAATGTAAATATCTCTGAAAAGATCAAGTAAAGAGTGACTAAAGTTATTAATCTCAATTATGAGCTTTGGCCTAAGCAATTAGAAGCATTTAGATCGCCAGCAACCGAAAGATTATACGGTGGTGCCGCTGGTGGTGGTAAATCACATTTAGAAAGAGTTGAATCTATTGCTTTGTGTTTGGATATACCCGGATTAAATTACTTTTTGTTTAGGCGCAATTTTCAAGATCTTGTTAAATCATATATTGAGGGCCCGAGCGGTTACAGACAGCTTTTAGGCCCACTAATTCACGATCCAGACGTAAAAAATGCTGAAATTGTCGCTAAAGAGATACGCTTTCCAATACGGAACGGTCTACAGTCAAAGATATTTCTATGTCACTGCCAACACGCGAAGGACGTGTTTAAATTTGGCTCGTTTGAATTTCATGTGTTGAATATTGCGGAAGCTGGTGAGTTTGAAAAGTTCATGATTGAATACCTCAGATCACGAGTCAGAGCACCCAAAGAATTTTTAGAAAGTTTGCCAGAAAAGTACCAACTTCCCAAAGAGTTTTGGAAAAATCCCGATGTTACCGAATATCAAATTCCAAAGATTCTCTTATCAGCAAACCCAGTAGGTCCGGGCAAAGATTTCTTGAAAAAGTCTTTTGTTGACAAAAAGGTTCCAAATAAAATTTATCGGATGTCGGATGCTGTGGGCGGTATGTTGCGTCAATTTATTCCTGCGCGTCTTAACGACAATCCATCTTTAGATCCAATCGAGTATGCTGCTAAACTTAAAGGTATTGGTAGTAAAGCTTATGTCGATGCACTATTAGAAGGGCGTTGGGATGTTCCAATTGGCGCGTTCTTCCCCCAAATCGATAAATCAATACACCTCATTAGACCTATTATGATTCCGTCTCATTGGCCTAGATTTATGGCATACGATCATGGTGCCTGTGGGCAGGGCGATCCGTTTAGTTGTGGTTGGTACACAATTGTAGGCGACCCGATAACGATAAAATCAGCATACACAAACCAACCATTAATAGCCCAAAGGGGCTCAATGATATGCTATCGGCGCTGGAACGGTAACGGTTTACCAAAAATGGACGCGGCACAAATTGCAGATGGAATCGATAACCGTGAAAAGGGAGAACCAATATTATTTAGAGTAGCCGGTGGTGATATTATGGAAGCGCGAGGACACGGGGAATCTATTTTCTCTATTTTTTCAAAAAAAGGGATAAACTTTAGGCGCGCTGACATGCGTAGACAAAACGGGTGGGCACAGGTGGATTATCGATTGTACGGTGAGAATGGATACCCCTTATCGTTTTGGTTTGAAGAATGTGAGGAGGATCTAGACACAATATCTAACGTACAATACCATGATAACGATCCTGGTGACATTGCCGGAGGTGATGATCATGATGCGGATAGGCATCGTTACGCGTGTATGACTAGGCCAATCGCTAAGGAACAATCGGAAGAAAAGCAAATTGATTACAGGGACAAAAACAAGCGAACAACGGTGAAAACATTAGTAGCCCAAATTAATCAGCCGGAAAAGAAATTCAAATATGTTGGAAGATGAAATACAAGCAAACGTCGTAGAAACAGAACGGGACAAGATCGGTTATTGGTTACGTTGGATTAAAGCAGCAAAAAAGGGCGCGTATAGGCATTGGCAAGATTCAAGAGCTGCATATCGTGAATATGAATTAGAGGATTTAAGCGAGTCAGAAAAAGAAACGCGACAAACCCCAAAGGGAAATAATATTTATGCCGAGAGTTGTTGGACGCTAGAGACTGCCTATTACTCTAAAACACCTAAAGTAGTTTCAAAACGTAGATATGGCGTTGAAGATGAGTTGGCGCTAACAATGAGTTTAATTGTAGAGCGTCTAGGACAAAACTTAGTGGATAATTCGTGTATAGATGATGCAATGCTTGGCAGTACTAAGGATTTGATTCACGCTTCTAAAGCTTCTATTCAATTAATTTATGAGCTGGATGCCACAGGAAATAAGAAGCTATTCCTAGCTCCTTTATTATTCGATGAAGTTTTGCATACTCCCAACGCTAAAACAGAGATTGAAATTAAAGAAAAGGCGTATAAGTTTTACCTTAGTTATGATGAAGCTGAAGCAAAGTTTAATACTTCACCAGAAGGAGAAAAGTTAGGGAGAAAGTTACCTTATAAAATTGCTAAAGATTACGAATCAAAAAATGACGATGACATAGTTAATAATCCAGGTAAGCAACTTGAGGGTTGGGAGATTTGGGATCTAACTACTAAGCGCGTCTATTGGGTAGCAGAAGATTTTACATCAGATTTTTTAATTCCACCGGCGGAAGACCCTTATAAGCTTGCTAAATTCTTTCCATCAACGCCGTTCAAAATTAAGAACAAGAAGCGTAAAACACTATATCCGAAGCCCACGTATAATTATTTAGAGTCAACAATAAACATGTTGCATCTATTGTACTATAGGATATTCGATCTAGTTGATGCAGTAAGACGAAGAGCGCTTGTTTATGGCGCTAGTCCAGAAATCATTAAGGCATTAAACGACATTGATGGCCTAGAATATATATCAGTATCCGATGCTGCTGATCTGCTTGAGAAAGGCGGCATAAATAAAATGATAGAATGGATAGAGGTTTCAGATCTCGTCCAAGCCATATCAGAGAGTTTAAATCTAGAGCAACATTTTAGAGATCGCTTCAATGAAGCATTTGGAATTCCCGATATCCTGAGAGGAATTTCAGATCCAGAAGAAACAGCAGCAGCCCAACAAATAAAATCAGACGCAGGGCATGATCGTTTCAAAACGGATAAAAAATTCATAGTTGATATGGCTAAAGAGGGAACAGAAATGTTACTGGATTTGGCGCTTCAAGTTCTCGACGATAACGAAATCAAAAGAATTTGTGCTTGGGAGTTTATGGAACGCGGTGATCCAGGTACCCCGCCAACGCCGCCGACGCCGGAAAACCCACAAGGAAATCCAGGAACACCCCCTAAACCTAGTCATTATGAGCGTTTCGACGAGGCCCTAATGCGCCTTAGAAACGATAAAGATAGATTAGTTACTATCGATTTTGAAACAGATTCGACGTCATTTAGAGACGAGGGTAAAGAGATTCAGAAAGCCCAAATTATAGCGGCAACGGTAAAAGATGGATTAGCGGCGATTGGAAACGCGCAAAATCCAGAATTTATACCATTAGCTCTCGATATATTGCTTGGAACGTTAGAGATGATGGGTGGGTCAACAAAACTCGAAAACATGATTAAACGTGCAGTATCTGCGCTAGAAAAAATTAAGAGCCAACCAACACCACCTCCACCGCCTGATCCGCAAGAGATTAAGAATCAAATTGCAATGCAACAGCAACAAATTGATCAAGCTATTGCGGGACGAGAATTGCAACAAAGAGATTTAGAGTTGCAGTTGAAACAACAGCAGCAATTTGCAGATCAGCGGGTAGCAGAAATCGAAACTTCCCTTAAACAACAGATTGAAGGTATGAGGATAGCGTTGCAAGATAAGCAAGCAGAAATCGCAAATGCAAAGAGAATCGATCAGGCACAAGAAGCAGCCGCAAATGTGCAGGCTAAAGAAAGAGAACTGGACGTTAAAACAGCAATGTTACAGAGAGATAACGAGATTGCACAACTTAAGTTAGTAAATGAGCGTCAAATTAATGAAATGTTTGCAAGTTTAGAACAGCAACGAATAGCGAATGATTCTTTGCGTGTTAAACACGAGGAAATTCTTTCAAAGCTTCGGATCATGGAAAGCTTCATGGAAGAACAACGATTAGGTAAGCAACAAAGTATCGATAATGCAATGACTATGATTGATACGGCGTCAAATATTGGAGGGTAAATGGCATTTGGAGATGCAACCGGAATTCGCGGAAAATTTATATTCAATCCAAAAACCAAAGAATTAGAACCGTACGAAAAACCACAAAAAATAATAGCGCCTGAAGTTATAACGGATGAATTATCTGAGCCGGTAGTAAGTCATGCGACGCATAAAAAACAAATATTCACATCGAAAAGAGCTTATCGAAAGCATCTAGCTGTACATGGTTTCAGAGAGACAGGAGGAGATCATTTACATACACCTTCCAGATCCGACATAAAACGCGAACAAGAACGCGAAGATAGGGAAAGGCGGGAAGATATGGAAAAAGCTTATTTTGATGTGAAATATGGCCGGGTAGAATTTACCGAAGCGGAAAAAGAAAGACATAGGAGAGAAGAGAGATTATGCAAGATGAACAATATACCGACGAAGATGAGAGCACCGTATTAGAAGAGGCGAAAGCACATAATGAAGGCGATAAAGACGAAACTCCAGAAGAATCGACCCGACTTGCCCTTAAGGAACTACAAAAAGGGATCAAAGCTAAGGGGGATCAAATTGAGGAAAATACCGACACCAGCGGAGCAGCTGAGCAAACTACTGAAGCGCCAAAATCCGAAGAGCAAACACAAGAAGTAGTAGATCCACTAGATTTTGAGCCACCTGCAAGATTAACTACAAAAGAAAAGAACATTTTTAATAAGCTTCCGAAGTCGTTCAAGCCAGCGGTTGCAAGAATGTTTAAAGAACATCAGGCAGCATTAACAAGATCTCAAACAGAGTATTCCAGGGCGTTGAACGAAACTCGACATATTCTAGAGGCGGTAAGACCATACTATACACAAACTCCTGAATTAGCCGAAGCGGGAATTACCGAAAGTGGTTTAGTAGCAGCATTAATTGGTGCTCATCAAAAGTTGACTAATCGTGAAACTGTCAAACCAACTATAACTAAGATTGCTGCTGATATGGGATTAAAAGTTAAATTTGTTGATGACGATGGTAATGATATCAAAGATAGCTCCACCCCAAATTTTTCAAATATTAATCAACATCCCGATTTTATCGCTTTACAAAATAAACTAACTCAGCTAACTAATGCTTATGAGAGCGAGCGTGCAAACGCTTTAGCCGAGCCAATCGTTAGAGAATTCGAAGCGATTCGGAGCCAAAAAGACTCTTCAGGACGCTACCTCTACCCAGAGATGCATCAAGAAACTTTTTGGGAACAGGCAAGACCTCTAATTAATCAATTGGTAGCTCAAGGGCTTTCTCACGGAGAAGCCTCAAAAAGGGCGCACTTCGCGATTACTGGAAGACTAGTTGATAGTAGACCTTCCTCAAATAATTCAGCACAAAATAGAGCTATTTCGGCAGGTGTTTCGGTGCGTGGACGTACTACGCCAACTGTTACACAACAATTACAAACAACCGAAATAGGTGAGAATGAAACACCCGAGCAATCAGCAAGGATTGTCTTGGAAGAATTACGAAGAGGAATGATATCATGACAGATGTAGGATTAGGCCAATTAGTCACCGCAACCGGTAGACGACGATCAAAGAAAGCAAAAGACGCAGCACGAGATAACTTACCAATTACTAGACACATGGATGAAATGGGTGGTATTCGCCGCGTTCCAGGTGGTAGAACCATAGTAGAAGAAGCTTTGAGCGATCAAAACGACTCTGTAAATTGGGTAGGTCCGTCCGGTGTTGCTCCGATGACCGATAATAATATTCTCGATTCAGCGGAATTCAATTGGTACTACATGCTTGGATCGGTAGTATTCACACTTTCTGAACAATACATGAATTCTGGTCCAGAGCAATATATTCCACTTATTGCTTCTAAATTCAAAGTACTCGAAACAACGCAGAGAAATAAATTTCATGAAGCTTGTTTATCAAACGGTACCGGTGTTGGTGGTTTGCAAATGGCTGGATTAGCTAGCCATGTTTCGACCACTCCGACCAGTGGAACCGTGGGTGGAATTGATAGATCTAACGCTGACGCTGCATGGTTTAGAAATCAGAAATTTGATACTTCATCCGACTGGACTCTAGGTGCGGTTGATGCTGGTAACGTCACCACGTTTTTAGATTATGGTTTAGATGCAACTACTATAGATGGTATGCCGCAAGTGCAACTAGGTTTGCTTGGTGATACACATTGGAAAGCTTTAGCAGCAGCAACTAGATCCTACTTCAGCATTGTTAAAGAAGGTGATTCAGCAAAGATTGGTCACAATAAGATTTGGTATCGTGGTGTGCCAATGTATTTAAGTGGTGGATTAAATTACTCAGGATTTACTACCCAAACTGTAACGAGAACTTACCTCCTAAACGTTGAAGAAGGTGGATTTAACGTCGTATTTCATAATAAAGCTGAATTCGACATGTTAGATCCAGTTAATTCGAACGATCAAGCAGCAGTATCTAGGCTTATGTTTACGATGGTTACTGCAACTATCGGAGCATATGCAAAACGTTGTTGGGTAGGATTCTAATTTTTAGATTTAGAGGAGAAAAATAAAATGCAAATTTTACCAGGCGATTTAAACAAAGTCTCAACGAGCCCGATATGTGATCTTGGTACGGAATATACGGACAAATACGGGCGTATATATAAATATGTGAAGGGTGCAGGAACTATAGCGCAATATTCGTATGGGGTTATTTCAGCAGACGGCAACTTTACATTTACAGTTTTGGATACGGATACCGCAGGGCATGGATCTGGAAAGGTTCAAGCTCTAGGATGTGTTCAATTGAGTGCTGGTCTCACCTCATCAACATACGGATTTGTGTTCATTGGTGGTGGGTTACATACCGGATTGTTTGCGGCCAGTTGCGTACAAAACGTACCGATTTATCCAACTGCTACAGCAGGCGTGGTTGATGATGCATCTGGATTATTTTTAATTCCTGGCTTATTTCTAGTTACAACAATAACTAGTGCTACTTCAGCGAGTGCTTATTGTGCTGGGAAGTTGCAAATGACTGGAGTATAAAAATAATGACATTGCCGGATATTATCAACCAATTCAATTTTCCCCCAGAAGCGTTAGAAGATTTTCAACGCTTGGGCCTAACTCAAAAGAGAATAAACCAAGGTGGTGGAGGAGTTGTAAGTGAGTTTAATTTATCCGGCCATGATAAAGGATTAGGATTCAGGTTTTTAAAAGTTGCTGTTAAAAATGAGATGCAATCGCAAGAAACCGACATGGAAATAAACGATGAGATCGAAATGATCGAGTGGTTTAAGTCAAAAAAAGAGCGTCCAGTAGAGAGGGTGCATATGCTTCCCGAGGCGCTTTTAAAGTTTCGTAAAGTCAAGAACGCACAAAATCAGATGGTAGTGAAGTTTCCTCTTGAGTGTGTTGGTGGTGCTTATAAAGATGATTATGCGCGTTGGAAAGCTGGAGAAGAAACTCTGGGCTTAGAATTGTCAAGATGGAATAAGGTTAGCATCGGTCAAGTAAGAACGTTGCAATCAGAAGGGATCTTTACGGTCGAGCAATTTGCTAACATGGATGAGGATCGTGTTGTCGGACGTTTTCCAAAGGATTTGGTTAAAGCTTATAGAGATGCTATTCATTTTGTTAAAGCACAGTCTAACGTAGCATCTAGTAAGGATTTTGCTGGTGAAATCTTAGAATTGAAACAATCTGAAGCTAAATTAAGGGCAGAGCTTTCAGCTCTTAAACAACAGATGGAAAAATCTAAGACAAAAACTAAGAAATTATCCAATAAAAACAACGAAAGCAAAGTCAATAATGAAATTGAACTTGATGAGTTTGAATTAGATGATGAATTGGGAGTTTTAGCAGATGATTAAGAAAATTTTATTCATTTCAAGTTTGTGTTTGGCGGTTGGTGCGGAGTGTCAAACTACTAAAACAAAGCTTATAGGACTGGGGATGACTCCTGAACTTGCGCAATATGTCGCAAGTTTGTCGTTATCTGCAAAAAATGATCAGTATTTACAAGGTAGAAATGCTGCAAACACAGCGTTTATTGATGTTTTAAAAGTAGATTCAACAGATGATACCGTATTAAATTCCGATACTGGCGACGTTATTAAGTTAGCTGTTGCTGGCACTACAGAAATAACAGTTAATGACGATTCTCTAACATTTTCCGGCGCGGCTGCAAAAATCGTGCCAGGTGCTACTTCATTAACTATTAAAAACAATGCCAATTCTGTAGATAACTTGAAAATTACTGATGCCGGAGTGGTAACGATGGCGGGACAAAGTTTAGGATGGTCTTATGTAACCGGTGCAAATACAGCATGTACCACTACATGTACATATGCAGCGGTATTTGGAGTGGATTTAGCTGCTGGCGCGAGTGCTCCCGTGTTAGTGGGTCCGAGTGACGCAACTGCTGATGCTTGTATCTGCGCAGGACCATCCTAAGATGCGATACTGTTTAATAGTAGCCGTGCTTTTGGCGGGATGTACTATAAACATAGTGGATAAAAGGTTGACTCGCGAGGATGTAGCAGCGGCGTTTAAAGAAAGAGATGCTGTACTAATGACGATAGTTAACCAGTTAAAGAAGAATCAGAAATGAAGAAATTAGCATCAATCTTAGCACTAATAATAATTGTACCGGTGTTAATGGCGGCCTATCCACTACCTGCACCATCTGATGGATATATACCAGGCGGTTTAATCTCAACTGGAAACTCGCAGGATGCTACCGTTATTAAATCAAGTGCAGGTATTCTTGGTTATATTTTTGCGACCAACGTTAACGCTAGTCCGATGTACCTAAAAATTTACGATAAAGCTACTACGCCGACATCTAGCGATACACCAAAGATTAGAATGCTTATACCGGGATCTACGACAGGAAGCGGTAATAATATGCCGATACCACTTTATGGGGCGAGATTTTCAAGCGGCATTAGTTTTAGAATTGTTACTACATCACCTGATAGTGGAAATACAGGAGTAGCAGCAGGTGAAGTGATTTTAAATTACGGGTACAAATGAGATATTTTTTAAAGCTTTTTTTTTTGTATAGCATCACTCATATCCGTTTCGCCAGCGTTCGCGCTTGATACGCCAATCACAGCAGGTGGGACTACTCTTCCATCAACTACCACTACCAATTACACCGTAGTTGGTGGAAATTTATTAAGTTGGTCTACAACTGATACGGCAACGCGATCAGTTATTGGAGCCGCCGGAACAGGTCAAAAGCTATATGCTAATGTAACTACCGCTCCTGGAGCTGGTAAATCTTGGGCGTTTACTCTCGTTAAAAACGGTGCTGATACGGCTGTTACATGTACAATTTCCGACGCAAATACAGACTGTAGTGATTTGGTAAATACTGTTTCGTTAGCGGCTGGTGATAAATTATCATTTAAATCAGTTCCAACGGGAACCCCAACATCTCCAGGTCAAATTAGATTTGCATGGATTTTTAGCGGAGCTGCAAATGTATCTACTATTTTAGGCTCAACCCGCGGAACAACAATGTCTAATACAGCAACCGAGTATCACGGGATACAAGAGAATGCAGCAGGAAACGCAACGAGAAGTAATAAGGATCAGGTAATACCGACAGGTGGAACCATCAGAGATTTATACGTTGAAACTGATGGAGCACCTGGAGCTACAAAGAGTTACGATTTTACATTTATTTTAAACGGAGTGGATCAAACTTTAACGTGCCAAATTTCTGGCACTAATACGGAATGTAACGATACCACTCACACAGTTACCGTAGTTGCAGGTGATTTAGTTTCTATGAAATCAGTGCCTACCAATACCCCAACAGCGAAGATAGCACGCTGGGGTTTTAAATGGGCTCCAACGACCGATGGAGAATCTTTGATTTTAGGCTCAAGCGGATCAGCGATGAATACAGCCGGATCAGTTAGATATTTGCCAGTTAGTGGAACTTCACAAACTTGGGGTGCTACTGAGGCAAATATGACAAATCTTTTTCCGGCTGTAGTGCTAAAGAAATTTTTTGTAAATCTTGTAACTGCACCCGGCGGTGCTGCTTCATATACATTTAAAACGCGGAAAAATACAGCGGATGGATCATTATCTGTGGTAATATCTGGCGCAAACACTACGGGTAGTGACACTACGAATAGCGATACACTTGTAGCCACTGATAAAGTAGCCATATCATCGCTTTCGGCATCCGTTCCAGCATCTTCAGTCCCTCGATGGGGTATTGTGCAATTTATAGATCCATCTCCAGCACCTACAGCTACTCCAACTCCTACAAATACAGCTACCCCTACAAATACACCTACCCCTACCGCTACAAGTGCGGGACCATGTGGGCGTTATGTTTGTACTAAGGTGACAAACTTAAATAATTCGGGAGCAGGTAGTTTAAGAGCTTGTGTAGAGGGAACAGGACCAAGGCTATGTGTATTTGAAACTAGTGGTAAAATTGCATTAACTACAGCGTTAAAACCTACCAATAATTGTTTGCGAGTAGCAGGACAAACAGCGCCAGCCCCCGGAATACTTTTATCGAATTCGGGTATATATTTACGGGGATCATATCAAACAATTGAGCATTTGGAGATTAGACCTGGTGATGCCTCTGCTGGCGAGACTTTAACTAGTAGAGATTCAGTTAGAGTAGAACAGACCGGCGCAGCGGTTACAAATGTTACCGTACGTCAATGCTCAATTTCGTGGGGAACGGATGAAAATATCTCTACCTTCGGTGATGTTACTAATGCACAATTCTATAACAATATTATTTCAGAAGGACTAGCATATTCGCAAAGATCTGATGATGATGTTCCGCACAATGACGCATGTTTAATATGGCCTTCCACAAATACCGTAATCGCGAGAAACTTATTTTCTGGACACCAGGATAGAAACTGCTTAATGAAGCAGGGTGGGTCAATGGATTTCATCAATAACGTTGTTTATGCATGGGGTAAAATTGGTGGAAGTAATAGTAATGCTTTTGACTTTGCGCCCGTAACCGGACCTACACCAGGATCTAAACTAGATTTTATTGCTAATGAATATATCGCAGGACCGAAAACAGATCCAACCGCTAATTTTGTATTATTTGCTCAAGTCACACCCGCAGCAAGTCCGTTGCCGACCACAGCGCAGATTTATCCAAAAGGTAATATTGCGCCGCGAAGACCATCAGATACGGGTCCAGAAACAGATTTAGCCACAGGCATACCAACCTGGGTATTTCAAAGTGCAAGGGTTGTGAATGTAATTCCAACCGCTACAGTGATGCCAGTATTGACAGCAAAAGCTTATGTGTTGGCTAATGCTGGCGCTAGACCTTGGGGAAGAAATGCAACCGATCAAAGAATCATCGATGCTATTAAAACTCCTTATGCAGCACAAACACCAGCCGCGTTAGGCTATGTGGATTGTGTAGATCCTACTCAGTGTGATTCTACTGATAGTCATGTTGATACGCCCGTTCCTGAAGGAGATTACCCAACACGTACTGCCGTAACTCGCACAATTAATTGTGCTACCGATTATTCCGAAGCTGAGATGGATACATTTTTAGCGACATTTGAAAATGATGCTACGCCGACGCCGACACCTACTCCTACAGTAACCCCTACTCCTACAGTCACGCCTACACCAACGGTCACACCAACAGCTACGGCAACAGCAACTTTAGTGCCCGGACAAGTAATACCAAATCAATTAATTCTAATGGGGGTAGGAAAATGAAGCCCTTAAGCGCTTTGCGAATTGTGCAAAACATGTTTGCTGAATTGGCATTAAACTATCCATCGGTATTAATTACTGCGACAGATACCGATACGATTCAAGCACTAAGTTTGCTCTATTCTCTTTCTAGGGAACTTAGAAATTTACGTTGTTTTCCGGGACAAAAGCGGAGGTATGAATTCACCCTAGCTGGTTTCAATAAATTAAATTTACCGATAGATTTTTACAGTCCTATTTTTAATACCCACTTAAATCATAATAGTAAAAGACGGCTTAATGGGCCTGTTCCCGATTATGATTTTACAGTGATGTCAAATCTGGGGATTCAGCAATCAAACGAATATAGTTATAGAATTTTTGGACCATACTCAAATCAATACATGAGTTACGGTCAATTTGAGTTGTATCCTGCCCCCCCATCTTATCCAGATAGCGTTACATATTCCTTTGAATATATTTCATCAAACTTATTTTATCCTGCGCTTTGGTTGCCTTCAACTGCGTATACAGTAGGACAATATGTATATTCAGAAGGTAATATTTATAAGTGCGATACATCAGGTACGAGTGATTCTTTGGTTCCACCTAGCGGCACTTCGCAAAACATTTCAGACGGTACCACTAAATGGGATTACCAAAATATGAGTTATGAGGCGATAATTGCGGATACAGATATCAGCGTTTTTGATGGCGATATCATGATCGCAGGATTAAAAGCCAAGTACTTAGCGCACAGATCTTTACCGCTCGCAGAAAAAGCGGAAGCAGAATATCAACGTCTTTTGAGTAGAGCAAAAGGAAGACTAGAAGGCAGTTTTGTCGGTTCGTTTAGCAGACGAAGAATATCAAGAAGATATCAACCAGAAACACCCGGAGGATGGAGTATCTAATGACAGTTCCACAACCCACACCTGGACCGCAAGCGCCAGAAAAATACAGGCCGTATAATGTAGGGCCCAAATATACCCGATTTGGAGAACAGCCGGGTTGGATTTACATCCCTTGGAAGGATACCTATGAATTAGATCCAAAGGCGGCTAATGCTTATGGTCAATCATCGGGTCTTATTGAGCCGACACCAGAGGCGCCAAAAACGCCGGGTTTAGCAGATACATTGCTTCCTATTGCGGCAACGGTAGGCACAATTTCAGCGGCTAATAGCTTTTTTCCTAGCTTAATCGGTAGCCGGGGAACCGCTACAACTGAGGGAACCGGATTACTTGGATTTCTGTTTCCGGGCGGGGCAACGCAAGCAACAAAGGCTACTGGACCACTTGCATCCCCAAGCGTCAGCGGTGGTTTGCTTAGTGGTGGAACAGCGCCAGCCGTAGCAGGAGGAGCAGCGTTACCGGCAGTAGCCGG